ATTCCGCTGCCGTCAATCGGATGTATAATGACATCGAAAAAATGCTGAGCCGAGACGCTCAGAAGTTCAACTCCAACCAACCTTTCTAAACCATGGGCACCAAATCCATCCGCCACATCGTCGAGGCTACCCTTGCGGGCTACCTCTCGACCCAGACCGGGCTAACCTCGGTCGCCTTCCTCACCGGGGACAGCGCCGTGACCCAGACCCTGCCGAAGGCCGTGGTCCTCTGCGACTCCGCCCGCCCGCCGGCTAGCCTCCAAGAGGGCGAGGGGAACTACGATTGCTCCGTCCGCATCACCCTGTTCTCCAACGCCGACGACACGACCCTCGCCGATCACCGTGCCCGCTGCGCCGCCTTGGTCGGGAATATGCGTGACCTCGACAGCATCAAGGCCGCCTTCGTCTCTGGCGGTGACGCGGCCTGCTATGACGTCAGCATCCTCTCGGAAGACGAAGGCATCGACGAACGCTCCTGGGCGACTTCCTTCTCGTTCAGCGTCTGGACGGTCCTGACCTCGTAAGGTTTCCAACCCCCGCAAAAGTAACATGGCCGCCGTCTCTACTGGAACCACCTGCCTCTTCGGTATTGGCGGGACCGTCACCAACCTTTTCGTGCAGTCCTACACGGTCAACGTGACCATGAACCTGTCGAACACGGTGGTCGATGAGACCGGCCTGACCAAGACGGCCCGCTACGACGACCGCAAGACCGAGCTGACCATTGACGGCATCTGCAAGACCTCCTCGATGCCTACCATCGGAGACGCCATCGACTTCACCATCAATGCCGACACGGCCTATCCGAGCGGCTCCAAGTCGACTTCTTACCGCGGCACCATCACGGCCGTCTCCCAGAAGGGTTCCAACAAGGACTTTACCTCGGTCACGATCACTGCGGTCGACTACGAAGGCATCACGCCCTGATTGACCCAGACCCCGCAAGGGGCATAGTCCAGGCGTGGACCATCGCTTCCTAAACGCCTTCGTCGACCCGGCTCCCTTCAAGTTGCTGGGTCGTTCGCTTTATCCTTGGTGCCTAAAGTACCGCGTCCGGCTGATGGCCTTCAACTCCCCCGTGATTTCTGGCGACCGAGGTATCACCCCTGCCGACCTAATCTTCGCCTGTCAGGTATGCGCCGAGGAGTCCTTGGGCGAGATTGGCTGGCTGGACAAGATGCGCATCCTTAGCCTGAACCGCAACCCGACCAAGTTCGAAGCCCTGCTCAAGGCTTTCGCGGGTTATGCCCTTATCCACGACTGGCCCAAGTTCTGGGAGCAAGATGGAAAGAAAAGCGGAGGAGACAATGGCGTCCCTTGGCCCTTGGCGGTGGTCGCCAACCTGATCGCGTCAGGCATCGAGGAAAAGCGGGCTTGGGAGATGCCCGAGTGCCAAGCCATTTGGCTGAACTCCGTCTTCGCAATCCGCAAGGGCGCTGAACTCAAGATAATGACCCCAGAGGAGGAGGCCTTCATGGAGTCCGCCGCTTCCAATCCTGCAAAGGTGAAGACCGACTGACATGGCCCAATCCCTCGAAGTAAACATCAAGACGACCTCGGACGTCCCGCAGGCCATGGACAAGGCTAAGGCGGCTACGTCTGGCTTTTCACAACAACTTCAGAAAATAGGCGATAAGTTCTCAACGGCCTTCAAGGATATCGCGTTGGGATTTATCGCCCCAATGGTTATCTTCCAAAACGTCCTTGGACTTGTTTCCTCTCTTCTTGAACAGGCCAAACAAGACGCAAAAGAAGGGTTTGATTTGATGGTCAAAGGAGAGACCAAGTTCGCCACTTCCGAACAGAAGAAAAAGGCCTCATTCGTTGACTATATGCTGGCCCAGCAGGAAGAGGAGCGGAAAGTAAAAGAAGGCGCCCAAAACATCTATGAAGGATTTTTGAACACCCCACAAGGAAAACAGATCTACGACAAATACGCCGCTCAGTTTTCTCCAGAAGAAGGCCCTAATATGTTCACGCTTTCAAATATGGCTAGAAGCAAGAAAGTCCGGGCTGACATCGAGGAGTATTTCAAGACCAGCCCCGAGTATCAGCAGTGGGTAAGGCCGACCAAAGAAAGTACGGTCGTAAAAGAAGCAGCCCTCGGTGCTGGAGTTATCGGCGTCGGTGCTTCTCCGCAGATTGCCCTTGCGATGGAAGCCAACGACAAGCTCTCAAGCATCGACTCCAAGCTCGGCGAACTCGTCAACGCCGGCATCGACAAGGACCCGACCAAACCCCTTGGCCGAAAGTACCCCCTTTATTCCCCAGGCCTCCAACGCTAATCGCATATGGCACTCGTCAAAACAGGTAATACCTTAGCCACCGCCCTCCAGCAACCTGGAGCAACCGTCAGCAACGACGGATACGGCCTGCTGACCTCGACCGTCATGTGGACCGGCGATGACGCGGGGAACCCAATCAAGAAGGGCTCAGACCACCCTGAGTTCTCCTTCATGAAGGCTTGGAAGGTTCAGCGCGAGTTCAGGGCGGCTCAGCTCATCGGATACAAGGTAGACTATGTCGGCATCTGCTCTGAAAGCGATGAGACCGGGGCATGGACCAGCGCCACGAACACCATCGCAAACATCAGCGGAGCGGCCTCGCTCCAGACCGAAAAGATTACGGCTCACCCGAACTTCTTCGATGGCACGGTTCCTTCTGGTGGAGCTCCTGACCTATACATGATCGCAGGGCACGGCACAGGCACGGCCTCTGCTCCTGAGTTTGAGCCTTCGACCTTGGTCACAACCCCAGAGCAGGAATATGCTGGTTTCAACGGCGCCCACTTCAAGAAGGTCGGAACGACCTATGAGTTCACTGGCTTCAAGGACCCTAACTCGTCTTACCGAGCCTTCTACGGCAAGAGCAACTACCTTGCCCCGACCACTGGCTTGTCCGGCATCATCTACACATCCAGCTCGACGGTCGTCCAAAAGTTCTTGGCTAACGTCGGGCATAGTTCCTTGGACCAAGGCTGGTCTGGTGGCCCCAAGCTGGTTCCTGATTTTGTAGGCACCGACTTTGAAGGAGCCTTTGGCGGACAACTGCTCCTGGCTGGCGTCAACTTCGAGGAGTACGGCCATGTCTACAAATGCTCCTACCAGATCCGCATCAACAAGGAAGGCTGGCCTCGGCAGGTCTACCCGCTCTTCGTCTAACCTATGGGCAACATCCAACCCGGCGTCGGCTACACCCTCATCGACTCGGCGGATGGGTCGTCCCTTGAAATCCAGTTCCCGCAGCCGGCGCCATACATCGAGCAGTTCAAGGTGCAGATGTTAGGCAATCGCCTCATGGTCGCCAAGGGCCGCGTGGTCGCCCAAGCCTTGACGGCGATGCCGACGACGATGACGCTGGAATACGACGTGCAGGGCTTCGCGGTATACCCAACCGGGAAACTGACCACCGGCACGGATGCGGCCAGCATCTGGTGTTCCCAAAACGGTGACGTGGAAATCGCCAACGCCAACAATGACGGCACGGACTCCTGGGGCGTCTACCTCATCCGCAACCGCGACGGCGGAGGCGAGTCTGGAAATATCGACAAGCCTTTCCTTGCGGTGATGGCCGACGGCTCGGATGCCGAGACCTATTCCAAGCCTTGGAACACGACAGGCCAGCACGGCGACCTGCGGGAGTACTACATCATCCGCCAGCGTCAGTCCGTGGAGATCACGACCCCTACCGAGGTGGTCTATGGCGGCCTTGTCCAATCCTTCCACGGCGCCGTCAAACGGTACAACTGCCAACGCATCAAGATTGCCTCGGTCAACTGGTACGACGCCACCGGCTGGAAGGTCACCCAGCACCTCATCGGCTCGCTGTATATGCCAAATAACGTCCACTTCTACGGCGAGCTGGACTACGAGGCCGGAGACGACGCCCCCGACATCGACTGGCCGCTGAACTCCGCCGAGAACGAGGACTGGTCCGGCACCTGGACGGGCTATGATAAGAACTTCAACAGCAGCGGTCTGACCCGCACCGCTGAAATCCTAGTCTGATTTAGACCCTTCCAATCCCAGCAACATTAAGACCCGATGACCTGCTCGACCTCCGTCACCTTCAAGCGCGGTACGACCTTCGCGGGAACCGTGACCTATACGCCCGAGACGGGCGGTCCTGCCAACCTGCTGACAACCACGGTCACCTCGTCCATCATCGACGCGGCCGGCCAGACCTACCCGACCACGATCACGATGGCCGTGGACGGCCTGTCCTTCGTCTCGTCCTACTCCTCGACCGCAAACTGGACGCTGGGCTCCGCCCGCTGGGACATCAAGTTCGCCTACGGCACGACCGTCTTCTACTCGGAGACGATGCGCCTTAACATCATCGACCAAGTCACCGACTAACCGACCGCCGTGCCCATCTCCATCTCGTCACAGGTCCTGGGGACGCTCTCGGTCACGGTGGCCGAGA